ATTATTTTGTCAAAACATGCGCTTCACAATATCACATCAATAAAAAACGTCGTATTGGTACTGATAACTCAATCGATGCACTGTCGTATATCGGAGCCGATGAAGCCCGTCCGGCTGCCGTGGGCGATTTCGTCAACCGCCGTATCAAAATGGAAGATTGCCAGTATGTGATCGTTGGCGACTGGTTGTATATTTCATCACACGAATATGATGCATATCGTCGTTTCGACCCTCAGAACCCGCTGAAATACCCCGGCGCCATTGCTTTCAATGCCGACGAAAATTTCACGAAATGGGTGTATGCCTATTCCGACTGGTTCAAAGGCGCATTCGAATATATCAAGTCCTCTAACCTGGCACCAAAATACACCAATTCATATTATAAAAATGCCCTGAATGCACATGTTCATGTCATTATCCCAGGCGACTGGTACATGCAACAAAGAACAATTATAGAAGGCATTTGCTCCAATAACCTGATGTGTGATCCGGATACCCCGTTACAGACCGAATACCGAGGTGTACGGTTGGTTGACGATATTGGTAAACCATACCGATTCTTTGAAACTATGGTGGACGATCTGATCGGGTGCGAACTAAAACGCATTACCTCGCTGATGAGTGGCGAAGGTAAGAACCAGGGTAAACTATACGCAACCACCCAATGGGGAGACACACCTTGGAAGTTTGAAGATTTCCCCGGTAAGTTCAAAGAATTCATCGAATCGATCAATTCGAACGACAAACGGTCCGATCAGGTAGTATTGGCTTCACTGGGTATTCCGGGAGCCTTAACCGGTGTTGATAAAGATGGTGTCATATCGCTTGCCGGTGCCGATGTATACTACAATTACCTGTTGTATGTATCGACGCTTACCTGGGACGAGTATTTTATACTTCAGGAACTTAACCGCGCCATGCGTATCAATTTCCCGTATGCAAAAACACAAGGTTTAAAAATAGGCTTCTGGATCGATATCCCGGCCAAACAACAGGATACAACACCAAGTCAACGATTTGGGAATACGGCGACAGCTGACCCGGCAAAATGATTTACTATTTAACTATTTACTATTTACTATTTAAGACCAAGTATATTTAAAAATATAATTATGGATCCAAACACATTAAAATCAGCTATTGACTATTTAAAAGTACGTGCAATACCTTCACATAAATGCTCAAGACAATTATTATTACAACTGGTTGAAGTAATTTCAATTAGTGAAGTAATTACTATACTTGAAATAGCCGAATCAGGTGAATTGGATAAATTTTTAAAGGAAGTCGAAAAACATATTCCTATCAAACCATTGTCCAAATAGTCACCATCGTCACCATCTTAACCAATCAACCAATTAACCAATCAACCATACTACCATGCTCAAGATTCCTTTTATCCGCTCAGCTTTCTCTACCGAAATGAAACCTTTATTTTCGGCAGCCAATGTCACACTAGCATACGACAACCTTGAAAGCCCTCTGACGAAGGTAGGGGTAGAGGTGGCTGAGTTAATAGGGTCGACATTGTATGATAAAATATGTACCGTAACGGCTGCCACCACTGTCCCCGATGTACCCAACGACCCCACCATTGAAGAACTGAACGCCTCTGCAAAGGATTATCTACAGCGTGCGATGATCAATTTTGCGATGTATCAGCACACCATTCTTATGATTGCCAAAATCGGGAATGATGGCATTACACAGAAAAAAAGTGATTCTGAAACTCCGCTATACAAGTATCAGAAAGAAAACCTTGATAACAAGCTGATCAACGATGCCTTGTTTTGGATGAATCAACTGATCAAACTATTAAATGCGAATGCCGTTAAATTTGCCGACTGGAATGATTCCGAACCTCAAAAGCAAATCAATTCCATTCCGGTACAGCTGGCCGATTTTAAAAAATGGGTGGGCGTGGCCGACGAATATTTTATGCTCAACGCTTCCGGACTGATACGCGAAGTATGGACCGAATGCGTATTAAGCCGAAACCCAAAAGCTACGAAGACCGACGAGATCGCCCGCGCCGTATGTTATGACGTTATGGCCCGTGCATGCACCGTGTTGTCTTATTACTGCCTTCCTGAACCCATTCGCCGCGATATGAACAATGAGTTAACCAAAGATCATGCGTCCCAGGAAGACACCCACGTTCGCGAAACGGTAGCCACAAGGTTTCAAACAAAAGCCGATGGATACTGGCGTGCCCTGGATATTAAGCTAGCAAATGATAAAATTACCGAAACAGAAAGCCGTGCATCTACCCAGTCCTATAAACCACAAGGCAGTTGTGAAAACGATTCGTTTGCCTATTAATTTACTATTTTTTCATTTACTATTTACTATTAACCAAAAAAATATAAAATTATGAAACTAAGAGATTTATCTGAAGGACAAAAATTCAAATTTGCAAATGGAAATAATAAATTATATGAAAAGACTAGTAATAATGGAGATATTGCAACATATAACTCATGTTTGTGCATAGATGATCTATTGCCGGAAGAAAGACGTGGTCTTATGATTATTGCTTCATGGAAATATAAGAGAATGGACAAATATGCTGATGTTATTTTGGTATAATTATATTTTTCATTTATAGTTTAAAAACAAAAAAACATATGGAATTAGCTTTAAAATATAAGGAAGCATTAAAAATAAAACTTCAGGAAACCTGGTATGATGATAAATATAAATTTTACACATCCAGTTTATATTTTTCAGAATTAGAATTAGACAAAGATACATGGAAAACAATGGGCTATGTATCTTTAAACACGAAAGATGAAATTACAGGGTATATTGGTTATTCGGTTGACAGATCAATTGGAAATGTAACAAGTTTATGGGCTATAAACTTTTCTTCAGATAAACTTAAATTTGGTATTTTAATTAAACAAATAATTATAGATATATTCATAAAGTTCAACCTAAATAAAATTAACTTCACTGTCATAGTAGGAAATCCGGTTGAGAAAAGTTATGATAAAATGGTTTTGAAATTTGGAGGAAGTATTGTCGGAATATATAAAAATCATGTAAAACTATTCGATAATAAATACTACGATGAAAAAGTATATGAGATTTTAAAAGATTCATTTATTTATTAATTTACTATTTAATCATTTACTATTTACTATTTAATACCAGGTCTTTACTACCAACTACCTACTACTAACTACCAACTAAATGAAAACTATCTCCCTTAAACGCTCCACCATCTCAATCCCCGAATCCTGGGAAGATGTTCGCCCTGATCATATCCCCGCCGTATTCCGGAACCTGATATTGTTATTCTCGAATGAGATCACACCCTTTCAGTTTCAGATCAATTTGCTGATCCTGTTTACCGGTTATCGTCCGACTAAAAAACGCGGGATCCTGTTTTGCACAAAACGCTTATTTTATCTCACTTTCTACCGGATATTCAAAGGAAAACGACGGTTCATAGAGATGCTCAATCAGGAAAATGAAATTGACGAAAATATTCAGTTTAACCTGATCCAACTGGCCGAAACAATAACGTTTGCCTTTACCCTCGATGGTAAAAAGATTATACCCAATTACGACTTCAACCACAACCCACTCTCAGGATGGATAGATGCCCCTACGTTCGACCGCGATGTGACCGTGGAGACTAATATCACCGCCCGACAGTTTATCGACTGTGTGGACCTGCTCAACGCCTACCGTCAGTCTGAGGACCCGAAAGTACAAACCTTTTGCCTGAATAAAATCATGTGCGTGCTCTACGGACTATCCATGCCCCGGGTGAAGACTTATAACCCCGAAATACCGTTCGGAGTGATGTATTGGTTCACCGGTATCGTGATGTTCTTCCGGGAGCATCCGGTGTACAGCGTACTCTACGAAAGTTCCAAAACTGAAGAGGATGACGACGATTCGAAGATTAACCTGGGCATGAGTGAAATTCTGCTTTACCTCGAAAAAGAAGGTTATTCGTTTGTCGAAGATAAAAACGTGATCGACTTTTTCAACGCCCAGGTCAAAGGCCTCAAAGACTCGATAAACACCGCCCTCAGTTCCGGACTCAAACCCGATGAACTAGCCGTACAAACAGGAATAAGCATATACACTATTAACCGATTAACCAGTTAACTTAATCAACTTAATCAACTTAATCAACTTAATTAACCAATCAACCAATGACCAAGCAAGACTTTATACTCAACATTTTTCGCTACTATTCACGGTTCGTTCCAAAATCCGTGTTGGAGGATCTGTTTTCACAACCCCCCGTGAGCCGTAGTGCCGGGTACGATGAGCTCGTTGCCGAAATGATCACTCAGGACGATAATCACGTAATAGCCGGTATCGGTGCATTTATCGTGAGTTCCAACGATACATTTATACGCGATTCCGTTCGAAATGCAAAAGGGATCACCCTGTTCATTGAATATGGTGCGTTTTCGTACGACTCGACCGTTACCGATGGCGTCACCGAAAAAATGGGAATAAGCATTTGCCACGAATACAACATGTCCAACAACGACAACCTGCAGGAAGCCCTGTTAATGAACGATTGCGACAACATTCTAAACGAGATACTCGAACAAATGCAGATCGACCAGACCGAACTCGAAGCCTGCGCGCTCAAGCTCATTATGTTCCCGGCCATCATACACCCCATTGTTCCCGAATTATTCGAGGGCCGCATTGGTTGGACCGCCCTTTTTGACAATGAAAATTCAGTTTCCTAGTCCCCCACGTCTTCAAAGTCCACCGCCATGAACCTACAACAAAAACAAAACGAATTCACTGAACTTTTCAACTCTCTTGGTGAATGGCCAAATAGGTTTAATTACCTCATGTCCCTCTCCGACGAACTCAACCCCATGCCCGAACACATGGTCGTTCCGGCTAATAAGATAGCAGGATGCATGAGTAATACCTACTTTTGTTGCACCTATATCGACGGTGTGGCGCATATCTACGGACGTTCCAATTCGTGCATACCGGCAGGACTGATTCAGGTAATGAAAGAGATATTCCAGGGTGCCACCCGTGACGAGATATACGACACCCTGATCGATTTCCATTTCCGTACCGACCTCATTCACCACCTTACGCCCGCCCGTTCGGGTGCGTTGCTGCAAATGCTGTATTTACTTCTTTAATCTTCTTTTTCTTATTCCCCTTTAGGGGCTAGGGGTCCTTTTTTTCCATTTTCTTGGTTACTAAGATACGTTTGGGCTGTGAAGTTCGGACGTTTCTGTTTTTTACGTTAATAGTTTTTTATATCTTTGTCAAATCTATTAATCATTTAAATGTAAAAAGCTTATGAAAAAAAATACAGTTTTATTATTGTTGGTTATGTTATTATCTTCATGTGAAAATAGAACTAAATCAATATCAGATTTAGAAGAACAATCGTTAAAAAGTAAAATTCATAATGATACTATTTTTGGATCATTAAAATTTGGTATGACTGAAAATGAATTATCAAATAAATTTAATATACATAAAGATTCAAAATATAATTTTGATATAAAAGAAATTTCATATTTAGATTTTATAGCATCACCTGCCTATTATAATGATAGTTTATATAAAATAGATTTTCGATTACTTGATCATGAATATGTATTTAATGATATACTAAATATTTATAATTTAAAATATGGATTATCAGATACTACATATATTGATAATGGTCAAATTTATTATTATTGGCTAAAAGGAAATCTTGAAATTGAAATAAATAAGTGGGAAAAGAAACCTTTAGATATAATACGTATTTCATATTTAGATTTATCTAAAGATTTATTAGGTAAAGATTTGATTCAAGATAAAGTTACATTTAATGATTATTGGACTAAAGAATATTATGAAAAAATTTATTTACCTCGTAAACAGAAAAATTTAAAAGGTATTTAAAGTTTTTATATCCATTTAATTTTGAAATAAACTAATTAAATTAATCCTCCATGAACAAATACAAAGATCCAGACGAAGATGACGAAATCATCCCGGAACCCGTAAAAAAGATAAATCCTTTCGATATCGAAAATAAAACTCCGTTTGATATCCTGTATGAATGTGGCCGTCACTCACTGCCCGCGTCCCATGCCATTAGTATATTGCGCGGTCATATCAGTCATACCAGCCTGCAAGATTTATCCCATGCTATTCTCGATCCCGATTCACCCGAAATGGAGTCGTATAACGATGGCTATGTAGTCGGTCAGGCTGAAATGAGTGCCAGTCTCAGACAATCGACAATCGACAACGAGAAAGATGCGTACAAGTCTATGAATAACGAGGACCGTCAACGTACCATCAACCAGGCTATACATAAGAATTTTGGAATAGGAGAATAAAACGATTTACTATTTATTCATTTACTATTTACTATTTAAAGTCCCGGAACTTAAACGTCCGGGGCTTTTTTTGTCCTTTCCCTACCTACCTCAATGCTATATCTTTGATTTATTAATCATATTCATCCCATTAATCACAAGAATCATAGTTCAGACATATGCTAAGCAACGACATCGTCAAACAAAACTTCATTATCGATACCGTATCAGCGGGGCTCAATAAAGTTCAGCAAGTTCAAATGAGCATTGCATTAGGAGCCAGTGATAAAGTGCGTAAGAAGTTCGATATGGATCAGATTTATAACGATATTCGGTCGCGTAGTCTGAATGTATATGGAGCTACAGGTCATTATATGTTTTCGCTCGATATTGTCAAAAAATTACGTTTTTCGGATATGCGTAAACTGGGTAACCTGAAAATATATAACAAGCGCGTATGGGGTCAACTCTATGTCGACACATTGCCCGTACTTCAGAACGGTATTACTGAAAATTTATCAACTGCTATTGGTGCCGAACTTCAACAGGATGGAAATCCGCTAACCTCAATAAAATAATACGACATGGCTAATTTAAAGGACGATCATATAAAATGGATTCTCGATCTCGATGCCGGTGGACTTCAAAAAGAACTTACACTTATCTCGACAAAATCGAATGCATTAGCGCAGGATAATATCCGGTTAGGTAAGGAAATAAAGGAAGTAACCAAGCAGATGAATGATGCTGAAAAGCAGATGATCAAATGTACCAAAGCCGGGGATACGTCATCCAATACCTATCACGAAGCTGCAGGGACTTATCGTGAGGCTAAAGTCGAATTAGCCGATTATCAAAAGCGGGTAGAATCGAATACCAAAACGATCAACGATAATAATACGAAAGTTCAGGAAGTCATTCGCTCCATGAAATTGGAGGATATGACCATGGGTCAACTTAAAATTCGTGCCGGTGAACTTCAACGTCAATTCGATAATACATCAAAATCAGCATCTCCGACAACTTTTGCCAATCTCGAAAAACAACTTAAGGCAACCCACGACCAAATGAACCTGCTGAATGGTAAAACAAAAGAAGTTCAGAGTACATTCAGCTTGAAAGGTTTTGCCGAATCCGCGTTATCGGGATGGGCAATGGTTCTTGCAGGCGCAATGAAGGTTGGCGAATTTTTTACTTCAATGACAGAAGATTCACTGGCTGCCGAAAAATCAATGCAACGTCTGGGATTTGCCGTTAAGACGGTGGGGCATGGAAGTGATTCCGACCTGGCAGAAATGGCTAAACAGGCTGAGGAACTAATGGGGATATTTAGTCACGAAGAAATTGAGAAGACTGCTACTCAAATGACTAATTTTGGTCTGTCTACTAAACAGGTATTGACATTAATGCCATTGATGGTGGATGCTGCAGCTGCTTCCGGACAATCGTTGGATGATATGGCAACTGCAGTTGATAAAGGGACCGTAAATGGTGTTATGGCACGGTCGGCACTTGGTAAATTAGGACTGGCATTTAAAGATACCGGTGATCGAGCTGAAAATTTCCGTATTATTCAGGAAGGACTGACAAAATTTACTGGGGGAAATACCGAAGCAATGAAAAGTCAGTGGGGACAGATAGAGGCAAATAAAATAAAATGGGAGGACGTAAAGGAAGTTGTTGGTAATGGATTGCTTAAAGTATGGATCCCATTAGTTAAAGTTCTATCTAATGTATCAGATGGTCTTGCAAAATTATTATCTGTTAAAGAAGTAACCAAAGAATTCAATGAACAGAATTTAATAGTACACGATTTAACAACTACTACCACCGGATTAATTGATCGGTACGACACATTAACCGGGAAAACAAAACTATCCCGTGATGAACAAACCGAATTAAAAAAAATAATTAAAGAAATCGGAACAACCATTCCTGATTGTGTCACTCAATTTGATAAATTAGGAAATGCCATTTCGATTAGCGGTGATAAGGCCCGTAAATTTGTTGCCGATCAGGTTCTTTTACTTAAATATACCAAAAAGGATGCGATTGAAAATACAGAAAATACCATTAAACAATTAGAAGCACAAAAGAAAGTTCAAGAATCCCAATCGGAATATACCAGGAGTATCTATGAGAAAGCATCAAAACAAGAAGGTGAACAGGGTGCAAAATCACGGGAAAAACTAAGAAAATTTAATACAGAAAGTTTAAAGGAAGAAAAAGCTTTAGACGATTTAATTGCGGGTGCAAAGATGGATCTGTCAAATATGAATGGAAATACTTTGAAAAAAGAATTAGCCGAACGTGAAAAAGCAAATAAAGAAACGGGTGCAATTATTACAAAGGAACAGAAGACCACTCAAAAAGCGTCAAAAGAAACCTTCGACTTCAAATTAAAATTACTCGAAGCAACTACTCAGGCAATTGCTGAATCCGAAAAACGTGAAATAGAAGTCGTACGTACCTCTCAACAGAAGAAAGTTGATGAACTCGATAAAGCATACGGTAAAGGGTTGGTAAGCCTCGAACAATATAATCAGCTTAAAAAAGCCTATCAGGAATCATCCGATCGCGAAGTACTGGATATCCAGATTAAGTACAACGAAAAACGTATCAAAGAAGCTGTAGAAGCTACCAATAAATTAATCAAAGGGCAGGTCGATTCATTTGGAAAATATCTTACCGATACCGATAAGGATATCGATATCATGTATCAGACAAATCTGAAAAATGCAGATTACGAATTTGCCCTCAAACAAATACAAAATAAAAATTCATTAAAAGAAGAAAAGGCTTATAACCTGGCTAAACGTCAGGATGCTGTCAACAAAGCAAAAGGAGGCAAAGAAGAAATAGCGAAGATAAACGCGTATTATGATGCAGTAGATAAAAAAGCAGATGATGATTCATTAAAATCCAAAATTGCTAATGTATTAAAATATGCCGATACATCAAACAATGTATTATCCGGTGCATCAAATTTTACTGCTGCATTGGGGGCTCGTGAACTTGCAAATTGGGCAAAGATAAATAAAGGAAAAGCAAATTTCGACGCAGAATATGCAGCCAAAAAAGCAAAGATCGATCACGATACAGCCGTACGGGCGAAAGCTTTAAATTTAGTAAGTGCCATTATCAATACAGCAAGAGCGGTCGCTGAAGCACTTCCGAATATCCCATTATCAATTTTAGCAGGTATTGCAGGAGCTCTTGAAATTGGAACCATTCTCGCAACCCCAATCCCCGATGAAAATACCATTTCAACGTCAACAGATTCTACTTCTAATACTACTGCTACTCCCGTATCCACCGGTTCCGTTCAGGTCAATGGGTATGCCGATGGAGGATACACGGGTAATGGCGGTAAATACGAAGTTGCCGGATACACTGCAAGCGGTCAGACGTTTCATAAGGGCGAATACTTCGTGGCACAGGATGAAATGCGTAATCCGGAAACTGTTCCGCTGGTACGCAAGCTCGAAGCGATCAGACGTAGACGTACATCCAGTAATCCGCTTCCCGATAGTGGGTATGCTGATGGAGGGTATAACGATTCACCGGCCGGTAATTCTACTCAAAATGCGAACTTCATTGCAGGATTAGAAGATTGGTTAACCCGATTAAAAGAAACTAAATTAAAAGCGGAACTCAATTACCACGAATTCAAATATGTAGAAACGGTGGTTGACGATTCGTACGCACTTGGTCAACGATAACAATTCCCTTAACCATACTCTTATCCCCCTATAGGGGCTAGGGGTTCTTACATTTATTATGAAAATAATTGATAAACTCACTTCCCGCCTGTTCGACCTCCCCTCAGGTTTCAAGATCAGTTTCGATAAATCGAATCCGTTCCTTACCGCCCAGGGCACCATCTCGTTGCCGATCGTTTTCCCGTACACCGATACCAACGTCGGGATACTCGATAATCCGATCAGGTACGATCGTGCCGAAAAGCTAACCATCAAACGCAAGGTGATCATTCAGGCGGGACCCTACCAACGCGAAGCCACCCTCGCATTTACCGGCGGGAAACGACCAACTTCATTTTCGGCAGGATATCTGAACGGTACCTTTCTGCTCGACGAAGCCGTGTTCTACAATCAAATGAAAGATGTTACCATGCAATCGGTATTCTCCACCATTGTCCGTGATGATTTCACAGGCACGCGTGAAGCCAAAATTGCAGCATGGGTCGATTACCTTCAGTTAGTGATGACCGATCAGGTACAGGATGATTTTCATATTTTCCCGGTTTGTTACGAAACCACCGTTCCCGAGACTGTAAACGGATTTCTTAATCATATCACTTCACTTCACGAATCTACATTCTGGTTCGATGTAGATGCCTATCAGATTACCTATTTTCACCTGTCCGGACGATATCCAAGAACCTATGTGATTGACGAAGTCGACATTGCAATTCCGGTAGGTTATGAAATCACACCGTTTCTCAAATTAAGTTATGTACTTAATACGTTATTTTCGAAATACGGATATACTCTTAATCCCGATTACCTGACTAAATATCCTGATCTGATCAAAGAAGTAGTATTAAATAATACAGCTGATTCGTTGATGTTGGGATTTCTGAATTATGGTCAGCTCGTGCCAACAAAAACAATAAATGAATATCTCAATTCAGTGCGTTATAAATATGGGTGTGAATTCTTCTTAGCCGAAAACGGGGTGGATGTTAACCTGGTTTTCTGGAATGATGTGTTGGATAATATTGATCTCGATCTGAGTAAAACTATTCAGGATACTCCGATTTGTAATTTTGAAAATGCCCGGACGGTACAGTTAACCGGAAATTATAAAAATAATATCATTCCATCAAAATATAAGAACTTTCAGGATATGATACGAACATTTGGTAATCTTCCGGTAACTTCCGCTGTCGTTGCTCCTAGTTTACATGTCAGCGATCCTGCTTTTTTCGAACAAGTATGTTTCGATCAACGGAACCTGCAATACTGTCATGTATGGGATGAAAATAATAATCCTGCCGGTTATGCCTCTGTCGATGCGATAGGCGAAAACCTGTTTGATTACTATGCAGCCGATAATGTCACTGCTATGCCGTTCGCTAATCCATGGGAATCCGTTCCGATGATCCCGTTATACCTATCCAAAACAAAAGATAAATTTCCAATTTGGGAACCTTCGTTAGAACATTTTACCCCGCCTTGTATCCCCTACATCGGTCCGGTATGCACGCCAAATTCATCTATAATTATAAAAACTGTCACTGCCAATACGCCGCAAGCCAATTCACAGGTCGAATGCCCAATAATGTCGTGTTTTGCAGTCGGAAAGCGTCAGCGTCATTTAGGTCCGTTAGACGATGCCAACCTAAAAGTATATTTCGGATCCACGTACCGGTTCGATGATACCGGCACTCCATGGGGTTCGTTCAATCTGGTCAATAATGGACCTGCCGGACTATACGAAACCTTCTGGCGTAAATTCGACGATGTTCTTCGTAACAGTTGGCAACCGATGATCTTTCCGGTCAACCTATCCATTTATCAGGCATTACACTGGGATCCTGCAAAACAAAAAATGTTGAACGGTCAGCCCCTTGTATGTGAAGTGTTGAAATATGAACTCAGCGATTCCGGGGTAAACGTTACCGAAGCCGATTTCCGCACAACGAAACTATATACCTGACTTTTTTTATATTATATTATCCCCCTTTAGGGGTTAGGGGTCATTAGATTTGTCCTTTAATTGAGAACTTCAAAATATTACTTTTGAAATATCGATTAAAGGACTTTTTTTTATCTTAATCATATAAATCACACAAATCACAAGAATCATAGTTCAGACATTTTATAATCACAAGAATCATAGTTCAGACAAATGATAGCAACAAAAACTCCGGCTCCTTATTCTTTCGTTCGAAACCCGATCATTTTTGAATTCACAACGGATTCAGATGCGATGCTCGTTTTTACGGTTGCCTTTGCCGGAAAATCTTTTCTGATATCCGTATATCCAAGCTACCAACCTGCCACTACCAACTATAAACTATTTTTTGATATTTCCGATTTACTCACTAACCTGGTAAGAATCACTTATGATGCTACCCTAATCAGTCAGGTAAATTTAGTCGGATTCGTTCAATCGTATACCGTTACCGAACCGGTCAGTGCTTATTCGTTTGCCGGAAAGATCATTCCCGGAGGACTTAGCCGCGAATTTCAAAAGTTCATGATTCACCAGGACACGAACGCGTTCGATTACCGGTTCATGAATCCGATGTCCAACTGGTTACTCACCACCCGTACCGATGCCAACGTGATCAACATGACGCGCCGCGAACTGGCCTGCATGTTTTTCCTGACACCGAACGATCAACAGATATCAGTCGCTACCAATAACGGTGACGTGCTAAATATAAGTACCGGTACCGCGGGAATTCCCTGCATGGTCAATCTTCCGGTATGGTTAGCGTCATTGTCCACTGAGTCGCAATTGTCCCCCTTTGTTTTCTTTCAGGTCGCTGGCATAAATGTCATTCAAATAAACATTACCGAACATTTCTCCGAGGAAAGCTATTTAATAAAGTTCCGGAACTCTCTGGGCGTATATGAATTTATTGAGGTGTCTGGTAAAGCTACCCGAGCACCTGAATCTGGAGAATCATCAACTTACAATATTTTAGACACCGACCTACAGGAATTCCGGAAAGCCCGTCAACGCGTCAACGTATCCAATATCATAACCGTCGACAGTGGTTTCAAATCATCCGACGATCTTTATTTCCTTGGTGACATGCTCGCTGCAAGTTCGATGTGGTTTATCGATCGACTCAAAAAACTCAAATGCCTGGTAACGTCTTCAAACTATTCACATGCATTACGTCAATCCGTTCCCGAGACAATTACCCTTAAAATCGAACCGGTATCGACAGAATATTTCTATTCACCGATGACAGATATTAATACCATATACACCATACTCGCTACCGAGGATGACGAATTTATTATTACTGAAGATAACTTTATGATAGGAGTATAATTATGAATATAATAACTAAAAAATTTAAATCGGGATTCGCGCAATTCGTCGGAGCACTCACTGGATCCGAATCTATTCTTATCAAAAAGGATGGTACTTCGTCGCCGTTCTGGATTACGATAACGAATCTATTGGCCGGACATGCCACGACTCAGGATATCACCGATCTTGAAACCAAAATCACCCAGGAAACTACCGCCCGCGAACAGGATGATGAAACACTATCAGAAAGGATAACTATTAATGATCAAAACATAGTAAACGAAGCATCTTTCAGAACACAGGCAGATGCTTCACTAACTGCTCAAATAGCAACCAAAGTAACCCGTCAGACGCTTGTTTCCATTACCGGAACTATACAAGCTACAGCAGGCGGTCAATACGCATACGACCCTGCTACTAAGAAAATGAATGTGTCAGGATCTAACCTAATGTGGGGAATTCAGACGACTCCATCAAACGGGGTA